CACTTTCACATTGTCCACTCTGTGCACAAGTCTGTACACTTGCTTGACACTGCACCTGGCAGGGACCAGAGTCTTGGCAACTTGTCTGACACACAGGTTGACAAGCTAACTGACATGCCTCTGAAATTTGACAACCTGCTTGGCAAGCAAATTCACATGTCAGTTCGCAGCGATGTCCGGCCTCACAATCGTTTTGACAAATTCCACCAGCTTCACAATCTTGTGACTGACATGGCGTTGATTGACAGGAAGATTCGCAATTACCAGTACTTGCACATATCTGTTCTCCCAATTGACATTCCGTTTGGCAAGTCTCAGTACAACCAGATGGAAACTGACCAGGATAGAAAGCGAATCTCTCAAACCAGTGTTCCCCAGCATATGAGATTAATCCTGCAGTCCCTGCTCCTGTGATTGAACCGTCGGTAGTATCAATTAACTTTTCCCCATTCAGAAATACCCGAATAGCATCTCCTTGTATCTGCATAGCTACCCGATAAGCAGTATCATATAAGATTGACCCGTCAGAATAACTGGTAATCATGGCAGGTGTTCCAGCTATCATCTTCCATAGTGTTATTGTAGCAGTCGATACGTTTAGCCATGCAAAGTAGTAAGTATCCGCACCATCTTGCTTTCTCATTATCACCCCACATACCTTTGATGTATTCTTTGGTACACATGTTGCCTGCACTTCACCATCAGCAAACTTACAATACTTCAAAACACTCTTATGGTGTGCAGATGCAGTATTCGTTTGTTTATAGTAACCACCACTTATAGCCCAGGTACCGTTAATCTCGTTCCATAACACTCCTGTACCTTCAAACTCATCAGCTAGTGTAGAAACTTGGTCAGATGTCTGGCACTGCAACTGGCAATCCATAAAACAAGCAACAGAACTTGTTTCCTGTATATCAATCTTAACTCCAAGTTCTCGTTCCAACTCTTCTACTTCAGGCCTATACACTCCACAATGAACAGTTAGCTTTTCATCCTTTAACTCAACTACTATAACTTCAATTGCAGTCTCTGAAACAGTCCCCCAGTTAATATTCATGGTGTTACCAGGTCGCAGCAAAACATTAGTTCCAACAACACCATCTGCAGCTGCATAATTCGCTTTTACTACCTTTTGAGTCTGATTTAGCTCAGCTAACAGAGCATCGGCTACAATTTGTAATGTTGTAGCATCCATAGGATTTCTAGCTGTGAAGTAAGCAGCATTAGTACCAGTTGGCGGGTCTGGAGATGTCACCTCAATGGCAGTGCCATTGTCATCTACACCCTTCAAAAATATCTGGTCCCTCTTTGCCTCATCGTCTGGTTCCTTCTTTGCCCACATACATGTTCCAATAGTACCTCTTGCTGTATTGTTAGTTCCAATGTATACCATTTTATTGTCATTGACCCACCAATCTAATCCAAGTGCTTTTGCCAATGCAGCAATTGCTTGGAGCCTAGTGACATATTCAAATCTAATCGACACAGTAGTACCTGGACAAGCTCCAAGCGAGAATCCTGTTCCTGATAGTATATGTCCACCTATAGTACTTGCTGCAGAGGTTGTATACTTAATTACTTTCTTATCTGACTGTCCTTGGTCCCTCTCCCATACATCTCTTGTAAGCTGAATTGCTCTATCAACAATCTTTACCTTAAGAAACTCTCCCTCATCAACCGGAGCCTTCACTTGTCCATATAAGATTTGGTCACCGTTTAGAAAGACTTTAACCTCAGTATTGTGAGTGAAAGCAGACCTGTTGGCAGAAGTATTAGCCACGGTGGCAACACATGCACGTAGATTGTTCTGTCTCTCTCCATACGTAACTCTGCCAGGTTTAACTGCAGTCCATGAAGGACCATATTGTAACTCGTAGCTCAATCCTCAGCCCCCTTCTTCCAAAGTTCCATCTTTATCCAAACAGTATGTAAGAATCCTTTCCTTGGCTCATGGTCAAATTTAGCCAAGTACATCTCTTCCGATGTATGACCTTTACCGCTATCACATGTTAGCTTTATCCTCACTTTATCCTCCGCCCATGTCTCCAACTGATTCAACCATGCCGAATATATCTGTGCAATAGTCTTAGTATTGTCATGTACTGCACCTTCCAATTTAAGTATTCGAGCTTTTCCACCATGTGGAAAGATAAACGGATACTGCTGTTGCATTGGATGCTGTTTCAACACCTTCGCAGACTGCCCCTTATACACTTCGGGGTCTTGTGGTAGCGCCACCGTCACAGTTTCTGCGATATTTTTAATTGTCCACGTCATAATAGTGTCACCAAGTCTCTTGCTTTTTCTCCTAACTTCTCTCCTACTTTATTTGTTATTTCATCTACATCCATATCTGACGAAATAACAGCGCCAGTCAAATCAACAGTGACAGGCATCTCAATTGTAATATGCTGCTCTTTCGGCTCAGCTTCTCCAACTCTCTCACCTGCCGCTCTTATCGCAGGCGCTCCAGTTGCCACTTCTACCGCTTGCCAAGAGAATGGTTCTAGTAGTTCGTCTCTCATATCACGTAGTCCTTTTTCTGTATTTATCATATCACTCTGTACGGCTACCAAACTCTTCCCAAACTTCTCTGCCATAGGTGTTGCATGTCTGAAACAGAGTCCGAATAGTGCATTAGCCAATCCACCTACTGCATCAGAAATTCCGCCGACAATACTTGTTACAGTATCGCCAACTGCTTCGAATGCTGTCGCAGCTGCAACCAATCCCCAGATTGCACCGGTTAGGGCAACTATACCTCCACTAAGTACGAAGAGAGAACCAGCCATTGCGGTAACTCCAAGTGCTCCGAACATCATAGTTCCTCCGGCAGCTGCCAGTGCAAACATCGCAGTCGATAGTGCAAGTGTCGGTCCGACTAGCGGTATAATCCCTACCATAGACTTCACGAGTGTGCCTACGCTCTGAGCTAAGAGTAAGATTCCGGTCGCTACTACTCCTATCGCCCCAGAAAGTGCAGCAACCACTGCTAATGCACCTGCGAATATCATAAGTGTAACAGCAGCTGCTCCTAATCCAAGTGCTGCGGGAAGCAATACTATCCCTGCAACAGCTATTGCCATCAATCCAGCAGCTATTGCAAACAAGTAAGGTACCATAGGTACAAGCTGAGGCAATGCTTCCAACAACCTAATCACCGCGTCAACCGCAAGCATTACCCCAGCTCCTGCCATAAGGAATCCTGCACCAGCTAGTGCTATAGCAGCTCCGATTGCAAGTATAATCGGTATCGCTGGAGCTGCTGCAACTCCTGCAGCACCCAATGCTGTTCCGGCGGCCACAATTCCTGGTGCAGCAGCTGCTCCAGCGGCTCCGACACTTAATAACAGTGCCTTCACTCCGAAGAATATTGTTATGAATGCGGCTACTGCAGCTCCGATAGCAACTATTGCAGCATTAGTCGTCCCAAGTGTATCTTTGAGTAGTAAGAAGACTCCTACACCGACTGCGACTGCACCTGCAAGAGCTACTACTATTGGTAATAAAGTGGTCATTGCTATTCCAAGTCCACCTGTGAGGAAACCTGCCACTTGCATGATAAATCCAATCACTTGTATTATCGGACCCAATGCCCAAAGACCCAACGAAAGAGCGAGTATTACAGGCAGTAGTGGCAACAATGCAACGATTAGTGGCTTAGCTGCCACAGCCAAGTCAAGCATTCCTTTTATCACCGGTAACATTGAAGGTATTGCCTCTATAAATGCATCTGCTAGGTCAAGCACAGTTACCATGATATCATGTATTAATTGCCTTACATCCTCTCTGTTAAGAAGTGCTGCTAACGTATTCAGAAGTTCCGTTAATTCAGGCAAAAGTTCCGACACTATGACGACGGCGAGTGATGTGAAAAGAGCCTTAAATCCCTCAAACAACGCCCATATCTGCGGTCCTTTTTCCATCAATATATCCTGAGTTTCACCGAATAGTGTCATTGCTTCATCTGCTACAAGTCCTTGACTTTCAAGAAGAGCCATTGCAAATGACACTTGCTCTAACGCCGCACCGAAATCTCCAGCTGTCTTGAACAATCCCATGAACATTCGAAGGAACTGTGTACCAAGTCGCATTATATTCCGAATGCTATAGAACATCATTCTCCCGAAGTAACCTATTCTTCTCCCAGCAAGTCCTAACTTACTCCCCCATTCTCCCAGCATCTTTGCGTTCTTTTCTGAGGCTTGGCGCATAGCTTCCTGTGCGTTTGTAAGCAACTTATAGGCGAGTACGTTTCGTAGTATGTTGTCCCCTTGTTTCATCGCTGCTTGGTCTATAGCAGCTAGTATCTTCTGCTGTTTTGCTCCTTCGGGGACGTATTTCTGAATCATAGCTTTCGCTTTGTCAGTGGCTACAACCAGTTCCTCTATCTTTCCCTTAACACTCGTAAGAGTCTCTGGATGCTCCTCTATCCATGCGATAGCTAGCTTAATACGTTTCTCAGATACTGACATACTCTCACCTATACTTTTTAGGCCAATTTCTTCTCTTCCACTTTATCTTATCGAGAGTCGACATCTGCCCAAAGTCAGGGGGCGTTTCACTCACTTCTTGCAATATACGTGCATCAAGCATTAGTTTCTCATATTCCGATGTACCTGTTATGTCTTCTGGTAACATATCAGTAGGTCTTTTATTTACCGCTTGTGCAACTTTACCCGCCAATTTTCCTAGGGGACTCCGGCTGAAAGGACTCACGTTCCTTTACAGCATCCTCAGTGGCACCTGAAATCTCCATGCCTTTACCAAAGACCGCCATAAGGTCTTCCATGTCTATATCATCGATGCCAAGTTCGTCATCGTCTGTTGCCACACCTATTACGACTTTTGGTTTCAATGATATCGCTGGAACGACTAAGTTAACGATTTCAACAACTTTCGGTGTAATTTTCTTACCCTTCAGTTCCTTTTTCACATACTCCCGTGCGTCTTCTTCTGTCATTCCTTCAGGTACTTCTATTCCCAGTATCTCTAGCATCTTCCACATGATTCGGAATGGTATCTTTCGTATCGTCCAATCCAAACCACTCGGAACTTTGAAAGTCAATTGACGCTTTGCCCTGTAGTCTTTTGCTGACAATATATCACCTCCTTTATATTGCAAGCACAACTACATCGTAGTTGCCCGTTTATTCGTCAGCTCTATATCCAGTACGGTTGATTCACTGTCGTCGTATAAGGCCTCAAACGGCAAAGTGTATACCTGTCTGTTCCTCTGCTCTGTTGGAATCTCCAATTCTGTGAAATGACACTTAGGCATTCTCATATCCAATGTTGCATAGTATGGCGTTGTGTCGACTTCTTCACCAACTATCTGTAGCTGAATCTCAAACTCTTCAACTACGGCAGATGGCTCCACAGCAGATGCGCTTCCAAGGAATCTTTGATATGCATCCCAATCTTTAGCTCTTAGGTCAAGTGTACCAGTTACCTTGAAGTGGCCGAGTATCAGCTCCGGTAGGAACAAATCCCCTTGCACGAATGCATCCTCGTCGAAGCCATTCTCCATGGTGACGCTAATCGATTCAACCCATGGTGCAGCTGAACCAAAGAGACTCACATCGTTCTGATGGTATACTAGTGGCTTAAGTGTAGTTGCAGTCCCTGGGGATTGTGCGGTTTCTAGTTTATCTTTACCAGCTAATATCGATGCCGTTACACCGACTTTATCAGCAATGGGGCAATCGATAGTCAATGACTTTATCGCAGCTCCGTATAGAAGCTTCTCATAGGTCGTTATCTCTTTCTGTATCTCCATGGTATACGACTTCAATGTAGCATTTGGTATCGTATTCCACGTGTGTTTATAACCCGTGGTACCCTGAGCAGTTCCTTCTGTATCCGGTGGACCTAGTAGCATCTCCAATAGCGAACCAAGGTCATCAGTGTTACTTAGACACTCTATATCGCCAGCACTTTTGAACGGTCCAGGTATGCTAAACCTCGGTGTCCGTTCGTTTACCGTCTGTATCTCAATGAATTCTCTGCTTGCTCTGACGCTCTCCGAAATGAAGTCTAGCCAGACAGTTGCAGTACCTTTCGTCATGTATGCAGACTCTTCGCCGATGCCTAACCATTTAGCCAATCGGTTTTTCCTCCTTTGTTTTTATTTTCGGTTCTACTATCTTTTCACGTACTTCTTTATACTGGCCGGTAGAGAGTAGAACTTTCCCTACCTCTTCACTGACTTCGTACACTTTCCCGTGCTCGACTATGCCTATCCTGGGGTCGCGGCCACGGGAAAACGCACCGATATATTTCACTTTCGTTTTGCATTCCTCCTACATACAGCTTCTGCAGGACAGTATTACGTGGACCCAATGGTCCTCGTAACCTTCAACTCCCCTCCAATGTCTGTGTACAGTTGCGTCCAAATTCTCTAACAGTCCGTTTAGAGTCCTATCCGCGATGAACATATTCTTTATCTTCACTCCGAGTTTAAGCGACTCAATGATACCATCCTTTGTGTTTGGGTCGTTCACGAAGATAACCACATCGAATTTCGCATCATAATCTTCCTTCTGCACAGTTCCTGGCCCTCCGATAATTTCAGTCGGCACGACGAATACACTTGGAGTTTTCTCCGGTGTGAATCGTTCTCCGTAGAATACTGACTCGCTGTCAAGCTCAGTCATCGCTATGAGCTGTGTAATAATCTGGTCGTATACACTCTCCCACCAGTCTTCAGGTGCACTCATGGCATATTCCTCAGTGCGTTTTCCATTCTCTCTTCGGCAATCATGAAAACTCTCTCACTGGTCCTCTCAGAGAAAGGTGTCTTCTTACTTCCTGGATGTATCCCTATACGAGGGTTAGTTTTCGACACCTTAACCAACCTTTTCCCTAGAGCTGGTACGTATCTACCCTCCGAAGGTGGCGACCGTCCATAACCGTCAATTATATCAGCGTACGGTTCACCCGTTCCGATGTGTACAGTCTTTCCTGAAATCTCTGACCAGCATGATGCCGCGAGCTTACCTGACCTTTTTGGGACTTCCTCTCGCAATATTATCAGTCCCTCGTCTTTCAAGTGATTCATTATCTCCATTTCCTGACCCTCCCAGTAGCGCTCGACTACACCAACATAATGTACGACATCTCTCACATTGATTCTAATCCTAGGAACAGCTGGCATCAGTAATAATCTCCTTCCAGGTCTCCGCTTACATATTGCTCCGCGAGTGTTTCAGGTTGGTCAGCCATTGGCTGTATCGTCGGAGTATCTCTCTTTATATACCCCATATGAATATCTCTCTGTGTTTTCCAGAAAGCTAATTGTGATGCAACTTCCGCTGGAACAGCTCCGACACTCCTCTCCAGTTTAGCCGCATACGCCGCAAGAGTCAGATGAGTAGCGATAACTAACCTTGCACTCTCCAGTGTTGCCTCCAGTATACCATCGGCACTTTCATTCTCCACAATGGTATTCGCAAGCCCTATTTGTTTATTTATCGTATCATCGTGTACCCGTAAAGTCGAAAGCTTTGCAAGTACGTCTCTCACGTCTTGTGCATCTACCATTATGTTGTCACATCCTCATGAACTTTAAACTTCCCTTCGAGTAAGGTTTCTCCTTTACCAGTAGTTTTCAGTATGTACACATCAAAGAAGTATTCTTTATACTTATCCAACCCTGACGTATCAGTCTTGTCAATTGCTATCTCAGCCTTACCATTTGTCGGGTCAGTTAAAGTTATCCCACTGCCATTGGTCTTCTGGAGGTAATAACCACTGTCCTTTTTATTCTCCTTCCAAGTCATCGTTAGCATACATCCAGTGATGTCAACAGCGTTACCCGTATTCTTATCTGTTACGATAAGTTCGTAGAGTTTATCGTCCCCACGATGCATATCGAATACTATCATTTTTCACTCAACACTCCTCTTAGTTTCCCTCGAAAGGGTACTTGTAACCCAGTATGGATTCTCCAATAATCCTCGTGATATTTGGCACCAGTAGCAAATCCTGTAGAAACATAACCGTCACTAGTGACATCATCCTTCAGGCTGGTAAATTCGCCAATATACTCAAAATCTCTATAAACCTTCACATTCTCGTTGGCGGAGTCAACAAGCAGGTGCCATATGTGCCATCCTCCTGTTGCAAGGTTTATGGTGTTGTAACTTCCGCTGCTGTTCATAACACCTATCATACCTGGCCACATCTGAAACTTAACCAGATGTTCACCATCGGCCATACTGCGGAATTGAGTCCCGTCGTCGTCCCAATCATCTACCTTCACCCGGAACTCTACTGTGTATTTTGATGGCAAACCACCACCAAGAGTCTTATAACGAAAGCCACCATACGCAGCACCAGGTGCTTGATATAGTTGCCCAGGCGGACTAATTATGGAAGTTATGTTTTCTGAGACTCCCCAAGTACCTAGTGAACTCCACTCTTCAGACATTATGTCCCACAGTATCATTTCTGTACTTATACTTTCTAATGTACCTTTCCAAACACCCTTCTCAGTAAGTACAGAATTTAACTTTACTAACTCTGGTGAGATGTCGGGTGGAGGATGAAGACCAGGAGCAATCTTTAAGTCGTACTCTTGTGTAGTTTGAGCAGTGTTAGCAACGCCGACCCAAACAAATCCATCCGACTCTTGGGTATGTCTTATGTCAGTCCATTCTCCAATGTAAGTGAAGGGTAATCCAAGCCAAGACCAGTAAGCCTTTATACTGTGTCCCTCACTATCAACCACAAATCGCCATGTATAGGTAAAAGTTTCCTCTATGTATTCTGGGGCAGTAATCCATACGTATGAACCAGCGTTGTTCATTACTCCAAATCTATAATTCTCTCTATCTAGCCTAATCGCTACGAAATGTTCACCGTCATCAACATTCAAATCAGACCAGACATCATCAGTCAGTAGTCGTTGGACCTCAATTGTGTACTGAGTTGGTAATCCACCATCCAATACTTTATAGAGTGCAACGGGTCCTGGTTGGCTCCACAAAAGGAGGTATCCATCTGTAATCCAAACAATACCATCTCCCACCTTTATCCAGGTACCTTGTGAGTCCCATGGCTCATCAAGTAAAGACCAGGAATAAGCTTCAGCCATACGCGAAAGTGAATTCATGTTGCCTTTCCAACCGCCCTTCTCGGTGAGCACACCCAAATATTGCGCACCAACAGCAAATGCCCCTGCCTGGAAGTCATTAGGGTCGAAATCATGAGGTTCCGACATTTCGCGAAGTGTACCTTTCCAACTCATCTTGTAAACACCCCAGACATTCCCTCAACAAAAACAACTTGGTGTTGTGAGGTCGTCACCCCACCCGTAACAATTAGACCATCTGAAGTAATAAGGAGTGGGACCTTTCTGTCTACTGGGTCTGCAGCTTGAAAGAGCCCTGCTGTTTCACTATCAAACACCTTTTCTGCCCATGCCCCTATAATACCGTCACCAGTATCAAGTTTTAGGTGCGTTTCATTTGCAGGTGCAGCTCCAAGTGTCGCAAAGACAAATGATGGAAGAACAAATCCTTTACCGTGGAGTTTCATGAGAAGTTGGTTTCCAACAAACATCTCTCCGCAACCTAGAAACAAATCAACATTAGCTATTTGTGCAGACTGTCCTCCACTTTGCATTCGGAATATTAACTCAACCTTTAGATTATCAATTGTGTAAGGGTCAAATAAACCACCAGTAGGATGGTCAATAGTTTGAGTAGCATCAGCAGCTATTAACCCTGTCCCTATTGATGTATAGCTTTGTTGCAGTTCAGTATTATTCATAGATGTGAGGTCTGTCAGTCTTTCCGAAACCAGCAACGTCCCGGTTATACTATTGATGTCAAAGCTTGCTCCAAAAGCTAAGTTTAGAATATCGAGGTCTGTCACCCTAGGCCAATACCAGATTCTTGACCAAATCTTTTGTGTAGTACCCACCACATTGTACGGATTCGGTTGTTCGTACATATAAGTATCCTCAAATGTAGTCTTCCGACCATAACTACCACTCTTATATACTGGTTCAAAATAGCTTGGGTCAAGACATGCATCATGGTCTACTGAGTCTGCATCTCTCCACACCAGATTGAGTAACGATAGGTTGGTTGTATCGATTGCATCAAATGCACCATCTGGTAGTAATCTCGTTCCCAATCCTTCTCCTATTAATCTCAACTTCTTTGCGGGTTCCCACTTTGCAGAGAAGTTATAATCAGCATGCTTTATGTGGATGGTTTGGTTAACCAACGCAACAGACTCAACTGCTTGAAAAGTAGCCAATGCATCAGTTGATGTTGCCGCAGCAAGAAGTGTACCGGCTAGATTTGGTCCACTATTATAGATTGCTTCAAAGTTACTACCGTCCTTACGTATCATGAAGCTACCAATTCCTTCGAGAGCATGGTCTCTAAGTGCTTCCACATCCTCTCTGGTCCAAATTGGTGGAATTCCACTTAACTCAGGTTTTGACATGTCTTATGTACACCTCCCGTATATTAACCTCCCAATAGGTGCGGTAAGACTCCTACTGCTGCGGCCGCAATACCGCCGAATCCTACGATGATTGCTGTTATGACTGTAGCATACTCCTTCGGTCCCCACTTCTTCTTTAGCTTATCCTCAATAGCATTTATCTTTCCTACTATTCCTCCGCCTTTTAAATCCTCTCCGATTAGCGCATTCTTTATTTTTTTCACATCCATGCTTGTACCATTGAGTTCTTTTGTTAACTCTCTTCTAGCGCGACGAATCTCATTCCGCAAGGTTCGCATATTTTTTGCGCACTCCGCATGTGTAACGAAAAGACCGGGATTATGTTTCTCCTCTTTGCTCATAACACCACTTCATTAGAGATATTTGGAGGTTTCGTCCCTCCCACGGTTTGTTTAACGTCTGCCCCTCCGGGCCAAGACGGAAAGTTTGTTACACTGTCACCGCTACGCACCGAAGTGCTACGGCGTACCTAAGATGCCTGTCATCTGATAGATACGACTGGAAGTAGCGACAGCATCTGAGTCAGGAACTACCTTGCTTGCGAAGAATTGTCGGACTGTGTATTTCGTAGATGCGCCTTTACGTTTCTGCTCCACTAGTGGAACTAACCCCGCACGGTATACACCATGTTCACCTGTCTCTTCGCCTGTAACGACAACGTATCCGTCGTCTCCGCCTCCAAGCCCAGTAGACTTGGATATCTCTTTGAACGGGACAATCTTCAGGCCAGGGAATTGTCCTCTGATATAGTCAGCAAAGCTCATTTTTAAATTGGCGATTGTCGTAAGTTGTGCGGCGATATTAAACGCCTTTATTGGTAGGGCAACAACCATGTTCCGAATGTCTCTCAATGCAATGTCTGCTGTTTCATCTTCGAGAATTGCATTTATACCAGCACCTATGTCGCTAACGACATAATCCGTACTAGTATCCCAAGCGCCACCTGTGGCATTAGATAATGTGAATCCTGCAACCATCTTGCTGAGGATGTCATAGTTCTTTTTCTTCGCGTAGGCTCTAGCAAGCGAGCGGACACCTGTCGTCCACTGTTTGTTCTGGTATCCACGGATTTTAGCTTCATCCGTAATTTTGAAGCTTCCTTCCGCTTTCTCCAGAATCATGTAGAACTTAGTCCACTCGATTCGTCCCTCTTCTCCCTCAGCACCTTCAGCTACAGGGTAGTCGACATCAAGGTTACTGTTGAATTCCGTCTGTATATCCAGTCCGTTGTAGAACTTCTCGGGGAAAATCATAGTAGCGTCAGTTAGGACGCCTGCACCTCTGTAGATGAAGTTCCTGATAACGTCGCGTCTTAGTACTTGATCAGATGTGGTCAACTGCAGGGCAACTTGCCGAACCACGTCTTCTAATACTGCACCTAATGTTTCTGGCAACGTTATTCACCACTATTGCATCGGGAACGATGGGCAAAGTAGAATACACTTGACTAATCCGGAGGTTGATTGTGCTTTTGCTTCAAGAGCTATCCCAACAAGTGTCTTTCGCTCAGTTCCTGTTCCGGCGGCCCATGTCGTCCAAGAGTGTTCTCTGCAACATCCTGCGGCGTTCGCTCCTTTCATTGAGAGAAGACTTCCAACGGAAATCGTCTCACCAACACCGTTGTTGTACTGTACCATTGCAAACTTTGGTGCACGGAGTACACCGACTTCTTTGTCTGCTTCCGCAGTTCCCGTTATAGGATGTTTCGTTGACTTCTGTGCGACACCATAGACCTGTGCATCAGCTGCACATTTCGCCACAATACCGTTTGCATCTGGCATACCGAGGACGTATCCCTCAGCATCTAAAGCATCTGAGCATTCTCGCGACTCGTTTGAATCTGCTCCTCTAACTTCAGACATGTCTATTCACCTTTTTCGTCTTTAATACCAAAGATTGACTCAAAGGTTGCGTTCGGTCCGAACATCTCATCTGTTAAGCTCTTGACTTGCGTACGAGCCTTTTCCTCCCCGATCTGTAGGTTGATTGGTTTCACATGTTTCTTCAGAACGGACAGATATCCCTGTAACATCTTGTTCTTCGTCACCGGACAAGTCACACCTTCAAGGAATCTTTCAGCCTTGAAGTCTTTGTCGTACGATTTAATGTCTTCTGTCAATGCCTCGAACTTCTCCTTTTCCTGAAGGCCGACAACCTTCTTCAGACCTTCAAGTTCCGTTTTAGTTTGCGTCAGTTTATCCTCCAGCTCCTTCTCCTTCTCCGTGGGGGTCTCTGCTGTTCTCGGAGGTGGAGGTACTTCTGGAGGTTTCGCTGCCTGGTTCTTCTCTTTCCACTGTAGTACGCACTTCTGTATACCGTCCTTCGGTACACAGCCTTCCATGAATTTCTTGAAATCCTCTTGTTTATCCCCTGCAAGTTCTACCGTTAGTGCGCTAAGAAGCTCAGCTTCTTGCGTCGATGGTTTTGGCACTTTGATAGGGGAGTTAATTCCTTTCTCCAAGTACGTTCGAATCTTGCCAATCGTCTCTTCTTTGATACCCGCCTTAGTTAGTTGCTGCACCATATTATCCAGGAACTCAGCTCGTGTTGGGAGTTTCAATCCCTCTTCCTCGACTAACTCTATGAATGGTTTGCTATCTCCTGTCGTATCCGTAGTTGCGCTCAACGCGTCACTCACCTTTTCCTCGCTTTGGAGGTTTACCTCACGGGTGGACGTGACTCTGCACGTCGGACAAGCAGGGTCTTCTATCATGACTCCGCCCGTAAGCATTCCAGTTTCGGCGTTTTCTATACCAACGCCCGGTTTGATTGATGTGACAACATCGGCTTCCGCAGAAAGACCGATGTTTGGATGGGTGTTTAAGTACTCTATCGCAATGGGGTTAAAAACATATCCTTTGACACCTAATGTTTTACCGCGTTTCACACCTGTCCAGAATCCAACTGTCTCTCCCTGCTCTATCTCTGGAAGAACTGGACTAGGGGAGATTTTGTGTGCGAAACGAATTGGTTTCCCAACGATTGAGTTCTTCACCCGATTGATAAATTCTTCAGTATATCTAGTCGGAACACCGTCAAGACCAATGAATATGCCAGGTTTGAGGAGTTCTCCTGTTACGACCAGAGCGTTTCCAAGCGCTTTATACGTAGGATGTACATGGAGGAATACCTTTCGTTCAAGGTTTTTATGTTTCCTGTTGAAGTTGTTTATGCACATCGCTACAGCTTGCGCATTCGCGACTTTTTCCTTGCTTTCGCTATGCACAAATGAAACACAGCGATTAACGTAAGCGTCTCGTGTTTCATCTTTATTCGGACTTGGTAATGGCATTTTTTCTTCTCACCTCATTATCCTACCGGAGAAGTGCACAAAGTTTCGTTGAAGCACCGCTCGATGGGACCAATCGAGTAGTATTTCAGAGCTCCTTGTTACAGCACGGAGGGAACTGCAATAAGAGCCTAACATTTGTACACTTCTCCTGCGCGGACTGCCTTTCACCAGCATTAGCGAGAGGTTCATATGTAATATTCCCGAGCAAGTATTTAAAGGTTGTGGAGATGTTCGTTCGAATGTTCGATGAGGAGATGGAGATGGAAAGTTCACTGTTCATTACTCTCCTTTGGATTTTCTTCTTTCTCTCGTGCAGAATTCATGTCAACAATTGTCGCTAATCTACGACCGGAGGATAAAGCGAGATTACGCACAGAGTCCGCGGCTTCTTCACTGTACTTATCGGAATATTTCTGCAGAAGACGCTCTGCGATGTCCGGTGGGAGAATGTCACTAACATTCAGGAGGATTAATGTCTCATCGCCCTGCATTTGTTGAAGTTCAACGCTGCCTTCCATTTCTCCTGGCTTCACCGTTCCACTGATGATAACGGTGCTACCCTTTTCGAGAGCAATTGGTGCTCTGCAATGACTCAATAAATCTTCCAGAGTGGTTACCCTCGGAAGACGTTTCTGAAGGGCTAACTTGTCCGAGATATGTATACGGTAGTCACTGTTAACAGCAACAACTTTCATATCAAACTCAACTCCGAGAGCTTTAAATACCTCTCGCACAATTGAAGAGTCTCTCGCCCATTTTCCGAGGTTTACGAAGAGGGCACGTTTAACACCTGCTTTCTGTAACCAAGCAAGTTGTGTACGAATAGATGCGTGACCGAATTTCTTCTTCTCCCTCTGGCTGACAATATCCTCATCGAGGGACTTCCCGTCACCGATGTATAGGTTAAGTTGATTCAGCACAGACTTATCGTGTATGCCAAGTACCTCCGGAAAGTAACCAACTTTATACCCACCGAGTTCGATTATTAGTCCTGTCATTGGTGCGTTCACCGAATGTAAAACAGGCACAGGAGTGATGTTCATCTCACCGATTTGAAATGCTTTCTTCCAGAAGATTTTCCGCCGGAACGGGAAGTTCTTCTTCACCAGGATGGGGTTTGTAAATTTGTTCACATATACAGGGTAACTAAGTTTTTTGCTTTTCAATCCGAATGCATTCTCTGGATGTGCATGAGTTACGATGATTTCCGTCACTCCTTCTGGAATACTTTTGCCTTCTCCACAGTCTACGAGCACTTTTTTCGACAAACTTTTGAGCATAATTGATGAAACTTCCCTTTCTCCTATGAAGTTTATGAAGTAATCTTTCAGTCTAACTTCCATCTGCAGCTCTCTCTTTCCGATAACCTTCCTTGAAACTTGTATCTCTGTCTTCTGTACAGCCGCTCTTCTATGAACAGTAATGAGCCATTCAATTATCCAAGTGCCTTCCTCCACGTCTTTTGGTAGCTTAAACACAGCACGGTAAAGTCCTTTATCGACTCTTTCTGGCGTAGTTAAGGTTATTATCGGGTCTTTCCAAGGGTCTTTTATCGTAATTTCTTGTGTCTCAGGGTCAGTAAGTCTTCCCCTTTCATCCTTTACTGTCGCGGTTAAGGTAAATTCTTTATCAGGTCTCACGATTTTCATATACTCACGCTCACAGATACTGACGGACTGGGTGAAGGTACACGGTCAACTACAGGTTCTGGCGGTACTCCACCTTCGAGAATTGCGTCACATGTGAAACTTTTCGTTAGAGTTTTCGTAAGAAGTGCATCAACTTCAAACGTCTTTGTGAAAGACTTCGTAAGAATTGCGTCCACAACGAATGTTTTCTCCACAGATTGCAGGAGTAATGCATCCACCGTGAAGGTTTTTGCTTGAATTGCCTTTAATAGTGCGTCCACAGTGAAACTTTTCGTTGGTTTCAAGAACAATATTGCATCTGCCGTAAATGTTTTCGTCTGTACAAATGCTAAAATCGCGTCTACCGTGAAGGTTTTCGTCAGAGCTTGCGTCAAAATCGCGTCTACATCGAAGGTTTTCTTCGGTGAAAGCTTAAGTACTGCGTCCGTTGTGAAATCTATCGTTTGCGGTACAGTTAAAAGCGCATCAACGGTAAAATCTATTGTCTGTGCCTTTAGAAGTATCGCATCTACATCAAAAGTCTTTGTAGGCACAGCTTTTAGCAATGCGTCAACATCAAATGCTTTCGTCTGTACGTGTTTTAACAATGCGTCAGTGTTGAAAACCTTTGTTTGAACGAACTTTAACATCGCATCCATCGAGAAGTTTTTCGTTCCAATTGCTTTTAAAATCGCGTCAGCTGTAAAGTCCTTCGTATTTGATGTTACTGCAGTATAATGAACCGTGACGAGACAGTAATCACACGCCCAGTATCCACCTGCCTTAGCCGCTTTTACTGCTGTGACTCGGATTCGGAAGCTTGAAGATTTGATATGTGCACCTGTCCATGTACCTCCCCAGGTGTCAGTTGCGCCCCCTACTGTCTTATCGACACAATCACCACATGCTGCACCACTACCGGGGTCAACTACGTCTTTCAATCTCCATGTGCTTACTGAATCGTAGAGCTCAACTGTTAAATCATCATCTCCGTCCCCTGCAATACAGTGCAGTAAAACTTCGATACCATCAATTGTCGCGCCATCTGGAATGACTGAGAAGTTGAAACTGAACTCTCCAGAAACGTGACCATCAGTATCTTCATTCATACAGCTGCCACTATGTGCTCCAGTAAAGTTGGATTCATTCGCCCACTGTCCGGCAGCTTGTAAAGTCGTTGCATTTCTTTCCTCTGTAACCAACTATTTCACCTCAATCATCTGATACCCACACTTCTTGGGAAGTACATACCTTGGCGGACAATGTGCTGGGTCATCTGGATTAGGAAACGGTTGACACTCATTCAGCCAGTATTGATATTGCTTCTCCGTTACGCTCCCTGGTTTTTTCACTCTTTTACGGAAGATATCCATCGTAATCCGACAAGAGAAGACTCCCTTAGGTTTCTCAATGAGAAATCTACAGAGTCCTGTGTCTTTCGAAACCATAATACGGGCACCTACTTGTTTACAGCATTCACCGCAACGATTACATTGCCCGTGACGGATGTACTTACTCAAGCTTCTCAGCCTCTCTCAAGATTACTGGATAGAGCCACGGATGTTTTTTCTTGAAACCACCCGTGACCTCAATATGCCCATCACCGAATATCGCACAGATAGTTTCAACCTTTCGGCATATCGCGAAATTTCGAATACGGAAGAGAATTTTGTTCTCCTGCCAACCAATAAGATGCACGCGTTGCTTTGTCATATATCCCAGTCTAAGAGCAACACGCATTCTCCAGATGAGTTTCTTACCTTTGTCAAGATGAATAACAATGATGGTCTGCCCTGTTGCTTTGTTCAGCAATTCAAATGCTGTAAGACCCTCCCTATCGAGATTGTTGTAACTGTTCTTCGACCCATCAGGGTTGTATTGGCTCAGTACCGTGCCATCATTATAGGTCGCTCTCCAGGTGAGAGGAGGCGTAACTTCTACGAAGTGTTCTACATTTTGCACCATATTACACCTCCTGATGGTTAGCTCAGGATTCATCGTACTTTATTGTCAACTGTTCATCAACCGGTAGTTCACCTGGACCTGCGGTATCAGAGATTTTCATCTGTAGAACAAAGTAGTCGCTTGTTTCACCTGCAGCATCAATCACACCGCCTGACTCACTAATTGTCAGAGACAGCGGCGAACCTTCAGAGTATGTGAATATGCTTGCCTTTGCAGATACACCAGCGTGATTTGCAGTCATTTCATCTCCGCTATCGCCTGTTTTCGTTGCAACCTCATACCCTGCATCGGAAGTATTCGTTTTCTCAGGGAATGGAGAAGTTGTACCCACCTCTAGGTCAACGCCAGTACCAAAGTTATTAGTACCATCAGAGTAGAGCCTCAAGTTATCAATTGAGTTACCATCAGGGTTATCGCAATACAGATAGATTTGTTTCCACATACTGTAGTAATCACCGGAAGCTGGAATGACAAGCTTATCATTAGTATCTATCGTTGGGTTGTCAGCTAACTTAAACCGAAGATTCGGAGGACCGAGAACGTCAACATCTGTTTCAGTTGCCGGTGCAGCATCTGAACCACCAGTATCGAAATAAATACTTACCGTAGCTACCATATTTTCACCCCCATTTAAGTGGTTTCCTGTATTTCTCTCTTCGACTCAGGAGTAGTTTCCCGAGGTTCTGTTCTCCGTTCAGAATCACGGAGTAAGTCAAGAAGAGTTTGCACATATTGCCCACTGCGACCTTTACCGACAATTTCTATGAGCCGCTCAGCTTGCTTATCAGTTATCGGGTCTTGTCCGATATAATCACGCAACTCATCGATTGTTTGCGTTCCTGTTGCAGCGAGCAATGCCATTTGACGAATTAGTTCTCCTCTGAAGATGTCAAGTACCAGTGAAATCCTAATATCAACCTTCTCGAGATTTTCATCTGTCGTATTGTGTTTCTTGCGTAAATGCATTTTAAGAACCTCTAGAAGGATGTCCTTAATCTTCACAGCTATCAAGTCTGGCAGAAGTACGACATATGAACTCACAACAAGTGCCGTCGCATATGTTCCCGCTTCAACGTCATATGCAGACAACCCTTTGATAATACTCTCATTAATCTGGTCAATAACTTCATTCGGTGAAGTGTACGCAACGCGTTTCGGTTCAGTGTAGTAAATCTTCGTACCTGATGGGATAACATACCCTTGGTCAACTTTCTTCTTCTTAATCTCATCCGCGTACGCTCTAAGGTAGGCTCGTATAGCTGTCTGGTAGTTTGACAATCGTGCAGCAGGGGTTTCTCCTGTGAAATCCTCTGGTTTAAACATCGACACGTCAAGTTCATGCACCTCTCTCGGCACATTTCTATATCGCCAGAGAATGTCTGCGATAAGTATCGCTTGTTTCCAGAGAACCCTCGTACGAAGAGCTTCTAAGGGACTTTCTGACCAAACACCGAAAGTGTATCTTCCCATGTTGTCATATATTTCCTCAGCATGATTATCCAATGCGACATGATATACTTTCTGCTTATCATTCTGTGGGAACTTTTGTCGCTTTGACTCGTCGCTCTCATTCACTACGTAAATCATTGCAGGACCGACGATATTTGTATCTGTTTTACCTATCTGACCCTCATCGGTCACTCCTGTTAACTTCGTAATCGGCAACGGTTGAATTTGTTGCACACCAAGGTTGGCTGCTGCAGCATTATCCGTGTGTGTAACGAAAACTTCATCACCATCACGGAGAAGGTGTTTCGCAATGTAGAAGAATCTTCCACGGAAGTCCATGGTTTTTGCAAAGTCCTTTGCATTTTTCAGCAATGTCTCTTCGTCTGTAGTGAGTTCTTTCCCTGCACGAATGACTACACCTTTGTACGCGAACTGTACAAGTAGAGAAAGTCTCGTCACGGCGTTATTTATCTCTGGGTCCATTCGAAGAAAACTCTGGTAAGTCTTATAACGATTCCTAGTCCCTTGCATTGGTTGAAGTGCGGACTCTAGAGCTTGAATTATCGGCGGACCACTGATTGTATCTTGTAATTGCACCTTCCTTGGAGGGAGACTTGACAGGAATTTTCTCGTTACTGGCAATTATATCACCTCCACGGCAATTGGTAGATATGGACGATTCATCATGTGTTCCTTTATCGCCCAGTATCCGCGGGTAAGGGCATCAACGGTGTCGATGTACCCGCCGCGAATCATACCTATGCGTTTACTATCTAGCACCAGCATCTGTTTGAACTCCTCTAATATTGGTTCGTACTCGCATAATTCTAAGGTTTTGTCAAAGAAAGCACTCTTAACCTCATCGTGCTCTTCTTTGCGCAACGGTTTGAACAGAACTCTAACCCCAAGGTTCTTTATATCAGCGATTGCCTCATTATATGCCCATTGGTCAGTGATGAAATACACCACCGGGAAGGTCTTACAGATGGCAACGAGCAGTTTTCGAACTTTGTACGGGTTGAGTTCTTTACCTTTCTCCTTAGGTACGAGTCGAAACAGACCATCTATGATGACTTTCTTTCCCTCTACGTGTAGTAACGCGAGACCAAATCGGCAGTTGTTTACGCTCGGGTCAGCGGAAAGAATGTATGTATGCCCGGATTCAACCGGAATGACTCCAATTTCTTTCCTGTCAAGAACTTCTATGTTCTCAAAATTCACTTGAAGGTTTGCGAATACATTTTCTCTTCCACCGAAGTTTATCACAGTAAGGTCTGGGTAGTATGTTTCAAGAGCCATATGGGGCTTGATACCATAATCTCTCCAGAATGTCGCTGGGTCTTGCTTCAACTCAGCCTGCATCTCCGGAGAATTAAACGGTTTATTCGGATTCATCTCCCATGTTGTGTAGCTGCGTGTGAGCGTATGAGGGTCATTTGCGTTCCGTCTTACAAGAGTCATGATGATGTCATTATCGTGCCAACACATACTTATTGCAAGTACATGTCCGTCAAAGCCAAATCGATTCGTTGACTTCCGTAAGCGCGTGTATACCTGCCAAGCACCTCTTTGGGATTTTGTCTCATCGTACGAGGTAATTTCGTCGAACACTACTGTTTTCAAGTTCCGGCCCATGAGTGAACCAGCAGAAACAGCTCCTCCTGCGTGTATCTCTAAATCACGATGCTTCCGAAAGGTTACGCTGTATTCTTTTATCTTCGGACGATATTCCATAAAGAACGGTGCACGCATCCTTTCCTGTACTTCCGCGAATACCGTATCAGCTGCTTGGTCTTGACTTCTTGCAATTGCAAATTGCGTGATGAGTGAGTGTGAGGATAAACCATAGTCCTTCGCAGGGTCTTGGCGAACAAGTATGTCCATTGCATCGTATGCGATGAAAAATGAGCCAAGTGCAGACTTTCCTCCGCCCATTCCAGCTACCATGTCAAGTTCTTTAAACTTTCCGTTGTAAAAGTCACAAAAAACTTCTCTCTGGACAGGGTAAGGGTCGAAATCTCCGATAAAGTACGGTTCCGAGAGGAAAAAATTAGGGTCCTGCTTCGCTTTGAGAATAAGTTGCAGTCTTTTAAGTTGATTCATACCAATACCTCTTTTTCTCAGGATGCCACGTAAGTTTTCCTAACCGTACTGCACATTTCGAGCAAAGTTTAGTGCCCTCCTTAGGAAAGGCATGCAAATTGCTGCTCGCTCTACTAATCGGTCCACATTCATCACAGACAAGCTCTTCCTCGAAATCCATAACTGTACAAGAACCGAGAAAATCTGTCCATGCGTCATCTGTGGTTATGAAGAATACTATGTGACCTTTGAGAGGCGTGTAGATACACTGATGGAATTGATTCTTATGTTCTACTTCACCTGCAACGAAAACATGCTCTTTCTTTATCTTACCCCAACAGAAGTATGAGTATCCTTTGTCAAAATTCCTTCTATCATAATTACAATACAGAGGGTTGCATGTTTCGTCTGGACACAGATGTGGACGTTCCATTTGATTAACTCCTATGCAGTAATTGTCGGAGGCTGAGTTTCTGTAAGTTCTGGTAGAACTTTGAGAAGTTTTGCTTGACATTCGGAACACATTTCAGAGAAGATTACAGATGTGAGCTTCGTGAATTGTGTTTGCAGAACGTTAAGTTGCACAAGTGGTCCTGTTTTGAGCTTTCCCTCGAACTCAAGAATGTCTCTCATCATCTCTCGAAGTTCTTTCGAAAGCTTCGTCACAGCAGTGGCATTATATGTATTTGCTGGTTGACCCATCGCATCATCTACTTGCTTGATAAGCTTAGCAATGAATCCCTTCAGTACGGTAACAAAGTCATCTGGATTCTTTACGTCTTTAAGCGTTAATGCTACTCCTTTGTCCGTGATTTCCTGTTGCCAGTGTTCTTTGAAACAGTTCCACACTGTCGGTACGGGTATGTTGAATTCCTTCGCTGCATCAGTGTAATTCATTTCGCCGGCGAAGACTTTCTGCATTATCTCTGTAGCTCTCGGATGGTTGCAGACTTTACAATCTCCCATGTTCCCACCTCGGTTAGAGAGTTCTGTCGAGTATATTTTAGGTGAGCATATATTTAAATGTTACGTGGAGGGAGAGTACAGTGTGAGGAGTGTAGACAGTGAATGGTGTGTTCTGATGGGATAACTTCAGGGAAACCAAGTGCAAGATAGGGTTCGGATGACTTTTTATGAGAAACCAGTAGGGGAAAAGCTGCCTCGGTCTCGTATCTCATATCTTGCGACATGTTTTTTGTTAAGTAAGATATAAGACTCATTACACAAGTCATAAGACGTACGATGACCACTACTAATTACCACTCCATATCCATCCTCTCCATACCCACTATCCCACACATTACTAATCCACTTCCACATCCAATTCTACTACACCATTCTCCAACTCCACTCCACTTTCCATTACCACTCCACAAACCTAAACAACCAAACTACTATCCACTACCACTTCCATTCTCCAACCACCCTTATCTTAAATCTTACGATATGAGTCATGAGTGTCCTGACATGTGACATATGTCATGTTCGACCTGACATAAGACATAAGACATAGCTCCTATACTTTTTAGCTCACGTATCGCAAGTCGTACGACTCAAGTCGTGTGTCTCAGGAGAGGCGAGAGGCTTAAAAAAAATGGCAAAGTCGTCTAGCAAATCTTACGATACAAGACTTAAGACTTAAGAGTTCTTTGACCGACAATCTGTCGACTTAAACCGCATAATATTGTGTAATATATCATAGTTGTATCATATTTCAATCATAGTAACAAACTTTATATTGTAATACGGTATTATAATCTCTTGAACAAAAATGAAACAACAACAAAAAACTCAACCACATACAATAACAACACTACAAAATCAATTCTTTCTTAACATTTACAATGACCACTTTACAATAACACTATTAATATACACTAACAAACAAATATACGAATTAACTTTCTACAACCAACTAATAACCCCTCATTTTTTGTTCAATACAGATGTGAAGGAGGTGAATCATTAAAATGCCAAAGTCTCTAACCGAACTACAAAACTGCACTATCAATCCGAAACGAAAGGGTGGAAAGAAAATTGACTTTGCGCCCATAGTCAAAAGTATCATTGAAAGTGGCAAGTTCTGGAGTGTATCCGAAGTTCACACGAAGATGGTACAAAAGAAAGTATCACGCTTCAGGACAATGAAACTGTTACAGCGCGCAGTGACTGGACGAAGATTACAATGCCGTGACTTGAAAGGCACCTACTACTATGGTGACGCTCAGTTGAAGTAACACTTCAACTGTTGATGACAACGACCAATTCCCCCTTTTTTGTACAACAATAAACATATAAGGAGGTGAATCATTGGAACCAATACAAAAGTACCTGCAAGCGCTCTACGATGATTTGCACGACCTCATCGTAGAGCTGGAGTACGATGTAGTTAACGGAAAAGTTACGAAGCGTGCAGAGGGTTGAGCAAGCCTCACCCTCGCACAATGCCGAAGTGCAGCCTAGCCTTGCAGCGGTGGCTGCGCGGGGAGTTGGGGGTTCGTCAAACCCACTTGCCGCCGGAACCTGGCACATGTAGGAGCGGCGCGGCACATACACAAAGGCTTTTACGGGAGCGACCGGAACCGGAGCGACAGTTTCGCATCTCTTAAGATACATGTCTTGAGTCTTACCGAACCCTAATCCACCATCTGGAGCCTGTTCTTGCCCATATAAGCAGCGGAACCACGTGGATTTCTATTTCACATAGACTACTGAACGTGGGAGTAAATCATAGTCGTCATATTTTTTCCTTAGTTGATGATGACGACATATGATGACTACATCATATCTCACTATTTACGACAATCATCATCATCATCAGTAATCATCATCAAAAAATTTATATATAGGTTCACACATAGACTTATCACATGAGGTGATAGGTTTGAGCGATGAAGAGGAGCAAGTAATCGAAGTACAACAGGTGGAATGTAAACACTGTCATTATAAGTGGGTACCGAGAGTTGAGAACCCGAAAGCATGCCCGAGATGTAAACGACCGACAGAAGCGTTTAGCTCGGCAAAGAATAGGCAGGTCGTAGGAATTCGCATAATTGAACAAGACCCTATGAAGAGTATCGTATGGTGTGTAAATCATCGGGATGCCAGTACGACTGGAGAGAAGTTAGCCATGTTCGAATTTCTTGGGAAGACTTATTGTCTGGAATGTATGATAGCCTTACTGGATACATACACTCAACTCGACTATCAGGAATTACTTCAGAAAGCTAGAGCACCCACAATAACTACCTGATTGAACTATGTCCGCAAGTTTTATAAAGGTGGAGAGGGATAGTATTTTCGATGAAAAATTGAAAGAGGTGAACAAAACCATGAACAAGTTAGTCGGATATGTTCGGAGAGCCGATGGTGGAGTATTCGGTGAGGTCTATGAAAAGGAAGACGGTACTTTGGAAGTGATGCTGATAACCATCAGCAGGCGACAGTTCAAAGATATCGTTAGTATGAAGAAAGAAACAGGACTTGGTGGATGGCTCTACGATTTCGAAATAGTTGTCCATGAACAGGAGATATAGGAGGTGAATGAACAATGAGTGATGTATGGATGCTGGCAAGATGCTACGAGGTGTGGAAATTGGAATGGGTGAAGACGTACATATCATTCCTGCAGCAAAACGGATATGACCAAGAAGAGGCCCGTTGTGAGATGAGGATGGTTATGAAAACGTACGCTGAATTACCAGAAAGTTTGCGAACACGTCTCAATGCAACTCTAGAGAAATGGAGCAGAGATGACTTTGTTAGTTTCAGTGGTTTCCTCGACGCACTCGTTGTAGTAAAGGAGTGGTTAGCGAAATGAACACTTCGAAGTTAGCGTTATACGATTCGGAACAGTGTAAACAATGTGTCTGCACAGTGTGTGACAAAGTGTGCACAGAGAAGTGCGTTCATGGATATGAGAACCCTTGTAACAGATGTGAGTTGAAGATAGCGAAAGGGGAGATAGCTCCTCTTGAAAGGAAACCACTACTTGTCTGTGTAAGTCTCAATGGCAAAGGAAAACCAATACATGGCATCGTCCCTGATGAATGGACGGAGTGTGGAGTAGAGGATGGATGTGTGGTGAACTACAAAGGCGGAAGAGAGTATTGGTGTTCGTATGCAAACCAGGATGAAATTGAAGAACACGGAGACACTGTGACCGTATATTGTATGAAGCTCCAACGAAAAGTCACAGTGGTGGAGGGATAAGTGTGCCGAAGAGTATGGATGAACTCCGAGGCCTACCTTCACACAGAGGACAGCAAACACCTAGGAGTGTGTATGAGAGAGTGAGGGATGCACGGAGAAGGAAAAATGAGTGGCAGAAGAAGAGGGACGAGAAGAGGTCGTTCAACAACGACCAGTACATTGCGCAGGAGATAAACCCAACATGAGTCCGATTAGATTAGAAGTTCTAGAAGTTCACTACTATCGCTGTAAGTGTTGTGGACTGTTCTTCACAGCACATTGGAGTGGTGTGTGTGAAAGCTGTCAGAGTATGTTTGAGACGCATGAGGATTTCCTCATTTGGTTCTGTAAACACGTACATGATTGTGGTAGATGTTGGTGCTGTGAAGAATACACACCTGAAAGGATGATAGCTTGCCAGATGCGAGGTGAGTAGTATGAAAATGAGAACACTTGGAAGGCATCATTGGGCATTGCGGAAACTCGCTGATGGTAAAGAGCACAATCATGAGATATTTCGGCCGGTAACTGCTTGGAGTTCAAAATTCCTTGAAACACTGTTAATTCGTGGACTAGTGAAACGCACACACTTGAATGTTATGAAACCAGCGAAGTATGTTATCACAGAGCTTGGGCAAAAGGCACTGAAGAAACTTGATATGGAACAATCGTTCGAGGAGATAACCGCTGAAATGGCTGCTGTATACTTCACTGGACCAAATGGGAGGAAAGAGGCCTTTTCAGCCGGATATCCATTTATCGCAAAGCGAGGATTCAAATGGGTCGAAGTTGAGGTAAAGATAAATGAGTTCTGGGAGGAACATTTCAAACACGTAACATGGTAGGAGGTGAGCATGTGAGTTTTAATGGATTAATGCCAAACTTACCGAAGTGGCAACCGATGAGTGTGAACGAGTTCATGGAACTGCGAGAATGGGGGAAGAGGAAAGTAAAGGACATGGAGTGGAGTAAAGCTTACGATGAAGCAAGAGCGCGAGGGAACGATGATGATGCCGCACAACAGTACGCGGCATTCTGTGTCGGTGACTACGACCCATTCATGGATTTCCTCGACCCGTCTGAGAGGAGAGAGATTACGGAGAGGCAAGGGTTAGAGGAGTTAGAAGCACTTCAAGAACTAGCAGAGATAGGTTACATAGACCCTGTGAGCCTCGAGGAGGCAATACTTGAAGAGGGAGCTTGCATCGCACAGAATCGGTTTGAGAGGAAGGTATATCGAGACCCATAAGGAGGTGATATGAGTGGTACATGATGTAGTAATCCTCGCGAGAATGGCTCGTATGAACGAGACCGACAACTGTGACTATGATGTGACATTGCAGCCATCATTGGACAAAGGGTGGTTAGTGATTAAACCGCCGAAGACACACAAAGGAGAGTACGGTCCGTTCAAAGTGGAAATTAAGGATATAGAGGCGGCAATTGAAGCGATTGCTAAGACAAACTTCGGAAGGTAAAAAGGTTGACAGCTCGAAGATGTCCTGACTGTGGAGGACGTTTAGTTCCCGACCCGGTTGAGAGGAATAAACGACGCCCACTCGGTTGGGCATGCAAAAAGTGTGGAGGAAAGTTCGTGA